TAAATAGGTGATCCATTAATAATTTTGTACAACGAATGCTTTTTCTCTACTGATATATTGAAAAGTGTTCTCGATAAAATCCTTCATATACGTAAAACCTTTTTCACTTTTTAAAAAATCTGAATAAGGTTCATAATCAAACAGATACTTATCGAGGAACTCCTTACCACCTTTCAGTGGTAAACAGATGCTTAGCATCCTGTTTAAATGAAGATCACGTAAGTGAAAGGGTAACACTTTCTTTTCATACCATCTAGTATAGACGATATGCAATGCAATATAACCTTCCGTTTGATACGGTAAGTTATTTCTGTCCCAATATCTTCCTAAGAAAAATATCGGATCATCTGGGCTTTTACAGACATGTTTAATTGTTACTGTCATCCCAAATGCACGACAAACGGCTCTAAATAATATAAATGTTTCTTCTCTACATAAAATTATGGAATCATCTCCCATAACTCTAACAAAAGGAACATAACCGTTTTGTTCAATAGTATTAATGTAGTTCTTATCCATGAAGATTTTGTCAAAAGTTCCTTCTCGGACTAAAACTTGTTGTTTAACATCAGGATACAATTCATCAATGACATTTGTGAAAATATGTAGTGTCAAATTCCAAAAAGTATCGAATAGGTTTGTAATAAAAAGGCCTGAACTAATTCCTCTTTGTTTAAACCAAATAGCACCATCATAAATGAAGGGAGTATATTTGACGTAAACTCTTAAATAATAATATATTTTGTCGGCAAAATTAACGGATTCAAAGTCTATAACAGCACCAAGAAGTGCAAAGAATATATCCTTTACAAACTGTGGAATGTTAATATCAAATTTACTGAAGTCAAGACTATAAATTCTAAATCCTGTCTTATTTCCAACAATACTGTATGTATTACGCAAAGTACCGATACAATTTTGACCGATCTCATAATTCCTAAGTCCAATAGGATAAATACAAACATTTTTCTTCAACATGGCTTCCTTAACTGATTGTAAAATATCGCCGAAGAACATATTTTCTAGGGCAACTATTAAGTAAGGAACACACCAAACAATTCGGGATTTCACGTTACAAACAAGCTTGTCTTCATCAAACATAGCTTGAAAACGATGAAATATAGTTTCGGGAAGAAGATATAACCTCTCACCGATTGAGTCATCAATGTGTATCTCAGGGTTAAGGCCAATAGCCTTTCTTAAGGTAGGATTATTAAACAAATCATTTATTTGTGCAATGACCCTATTTTGAACGTTTTTGTCGTTTTTCTTGCCATAAGTATCAGCACCAGCAGCAGTAGATTTTGACAGTTCTTTTACTGATAGTGCGATTGGCCTGATACGATAAGAACGCTTCTTAAGACCTTCAAAACACCCGATAGAGTAAGCAGCGCTTTTGGCGCATGCGACAAGTACTGTGAGGCAGCACTTTCTGATACCTCTACTAGAGGTAACATAGCTCTCGACCGTGTTGCGATCCTGTGATTTAATCTGTTCGCTTCCAAGGCTATCGATTTGTCTTGGTAACGTCCCACTGCTATTGCGGTGTATTCTGGACCATAAATCCATGTTAGGCCGAGGCATGCTATAACGGCCAGAAGTATCAATGTGTTTCTTCTTCTGTTTCCAGACCGCTCCTGTTTTTCTAGTATCATTCTCAAATTCCTGGACATTTCGTCTTCCGGAATTTGCATCAAGCAAGTTTTTGCTCTCTGCTTCTTCAAGTTTAACCTTTGATTTAACAATTGTGGTACCTCCACTTTTGTTCAGTTTCTGAAAGGTTCTAACATCTGTAATCGAAGTACGATAGGCGACATTAGTTATAGATAAAACGTTTAGATTATTAATAAAATCTCCTATTATCTAGTTCTTGAAATTACAACATTAAAATATAATGCCAGATATATAAATATC